CTTCTGTCGCTTCTGTCATTTTATTTACCTCCTTGGTAATCTTAATTGTACTAATGCCTTTAGCACTATCAACTAAGAACTTTATCATGTTTGCTTTTTCGCTATCGCTTTTTTCTACGAAACCAATATTTTCCATGCTCTTACCACTGACTGGGCTTTCTGCTGTTTCTAAGTCAGATACTAGTACGATACCGTTTTCAGAATCATAAAAAACATTTTCAATTATTGCATCTACTGATGCTCCAGAAATAACATTTTGTCCATTAACTTTTTCAACAGAAATAATGCTTGCAAACTGGTTTGCTGGGCTATCTACAAGAGATAGTTCATAAAGATCATAGTCTTTAATAATGCGAATTGCCTTGTCCATGTCTGCATTGTATGCATCATCCCAAGACTTAATATTTCCACCAATAGAAAAACCACTATATGTGCCGTCTAGGACTTTCTCCCAGGCATCTTGTGCACCCTTTGAAACGTATGCAGATACATAAACTCCGCTATAAAATTTCTTTGAATTAGGGTCAAAATACTTATCTTCTTTAAATGAGACAATCTTTCCTACTGCTGAAGGTTGGTGCATTTCTCTTAGATTGCCACGGAAATTTTTAAATGCCTGAAGACTTGCCTCAGTTGTAACAATATCATCTTGCTTATCAATATTGTCAAGAGTTGCAAAACCAGAGACCATCCTGCGCTCTATGTCTACTTTGCCAATAGGCATTGACAGACGGACGCTATTCTTGTCTGTTGTCCAATGAGCCTTATTTATTAACATATCGTTATCCATTATACCAAATGTTTTAAGAGATTTCTCAATTATTGAGATGCTCTTCCCTCACCCTGTGGATTGCGTCCGTCAAGAGTTGCTTCACCATCTGATTGACTATTTGTTCTTTCTGCATCCCTTTGGCGATTGCCAGCAAGGTTTGCTCTAGCATCTGTTGCTTGTCTTGGAGTCATTACAAATGGAACGTCCCCGTCTTTTCTTTGTGGCAAATCAAGTGCTGTGCGAGCCTCATTTGGAGTCATAACCTGAGTCTTAACATATCTTTCAAGAATCTGAGACTGTGCAATCTCATCAGTAAGAGTTAGTTCATTAAACTTAAGTTCAAGAACATCTGTTTTTTCTTTAATAATTTTATTAACTACCTTCTCAAGATGATGTTGTGCAGGACGTGCAACCTGCTCTTTAAATGTTCTGTCCTGAGAAAGGGCTGCTGCAAGTCCAGATTCTGATCCACCTAGTTTTGAGATAGGTACTTGGTGAGCAATTAAGATATCATCACGATTTTGCTTACGATACTCTTTAAATGATCCGTCTTGAATACCGTTTTCAATAGGCTGCATGTTAAACTCAACCTTATTACCATCTGTATCTCCAGGAAGTGGAATATAGAGCGTCCTATGAGATTGAGACTTTAGCCCAGTCTGAAGGAATCTAAACATCTTATCTTCTGCGTCTCCAGATAGTTTTGCACCTTTTAGAGTAATAATGTATCGTGGGACAGCCTTATTCTCAAAGTAGTCAATGTTGTACCTTGAAGCAAGTTGATCTCCAATTAAAGATGGCATTGCAGAAACAATGTCTGGAATACCATAGTATGTGTTTAGCGGAGAATAAGATTTAATATGAATAATCTCATTTGCTCTTGAGTCTGCTGTTACTGGGTTTTGATTGTTTGCCCCAAAGTTTCTAAAATAAACAACTGCCTGTCCAATAATTTGAAGGTAACCGTCATTAAGTCTGCGAACACGAACCGTAGTTGCTGGAATATGACCAAGATATCCAATCTCGCCTTTAGTAGTTCTACCAATTTCAAGAAAACCATTTCCAGTTGCTTCAACATCTGTATAAACCTTTTCCATGATTTTTGTAAAACTATCGTCATCGTTAAGGTTTTCTAACCAATCACGCAATTCAATCTTTGCTCTTTCAATTCTATTTCTTGCTCTATCGGTTGCTGATTCATCTTCTGACATTTCTAGTCTAAGTGCAGTTCTGTCTGCAATGTCAAAACGATATCCAAGACCTACTATGTTTTCTACCTTTGCGTCAATTGCTGCATGGTTAGCAAAAGATGTATCATAAAAGTTTGCAAGTTCATACATGTTGTATGGTGGAGTGATTACATCAAATAGACCGTATCCATTTCTGTATACTGTTCCAGGATTAAGAGCCTTTGATCCAGCATCTACTCCAGATGGAACTGCATTTGCAGAGTCTAGATATGCATCAGTTGGAGTTATTGCTTTACTTACCTGTCTTGCTACACGACGGCGAAAGTTTTGATCTAGTCCCGAATATTTTTGTAACTCTTCCCAATTTTTATTAAATGGGTCGCTTGATTTAAATTGACTATCTTCTTGTTCTTGAGTATTTAGGCTTGCTCTTACATACTGGAAGTTATCATCATCAGTCACTTTCGTACGCATCCCTTCCATGTGTTTTTAATGTTTTTTGTGCATCTGCAATTGCGCCTAGGTCATTAACATTTGGAATTAAACCTTGGATCATTCTGTCTTTTTGTTCTGAGTATTCTTCTTCAGATACTCTTGTCAGTCCCGCAACAAAATGTGCTGTGCCTTCTCCATCATCCCCATTAAATACTGCAGCCCTTTTAAGTTCTGCAATCTTTGAGATGTCCCCTTTTTGAGCAGGAATGTTTAATACAGATCCTGTTCCATCAGTAAACCACTTTCCGTTTGACTTCTTGTATACGTATAGGCCCCAGTCATAATGCTTGTCAATGACCTTACGACGCACATTTTCAACAATTGGTTTGCCAGTTTTTGGGTTGATTAAAGAATCCATAACCATAAGTATACCAGATTACACTGGTGAACCGACTGATACCGACCAAGTTGTATCATTATAGATTTTCATCTTGTCTGCATCAAAAATCATGCCTTCCTCATCATCAATGATAATCTTATTAGTTCCCATGTAGTTATTATAAACATCCTGTGAATTTACCCCATATAGAGGTGAGGAGGATATAGACATTACGTCATTCCAGATGTAGTTGTTTAGCCAGTACGACCAGGCATAGTCAATAGCACCATCTTGTTTTACCTTATTCCAAGACCTATTAGCCTTTGACTGTAACTGCTGAAGATTATTTGCTTGGTAATATGAGATATTGTTAAAGATGGCTGGACCTTTTAAATTTATAGATCCTAAGAATAAGTCAAAGTTTAAGTCTGTTGTAAAGTTAATACCTAGGATAGACCACTCTTTAACTGTTAAGACTGGTTCACGAACAGGTTTTCCATTTATAAAATATGAAATTTCATTAAAATCAGAGTTATCTTTTTTATTTTTTGCATAAACAACTCCTCTTTTTCCAAATTTATCATTTGCGACAACATAAAAGACAATCGTGTTGTTTTTATGTTCAACTTCAAATAAGGCTATTGGAATTAAAGGAAAGGCTCTTTGTTCATATTTAACCCATGACTGAAATGCACTTACTCTGTAATTTTCTGCAACAGATTGATTTATTGGCATAGAGATACCACGATCTTCATTTAAGTCAAAGTCTCCACGAACTTCAATTCCAGATGTACGATTTGCATATAGATATGGGGTGCTTCCCTTGTAAATGCTAAATGGATTTTTTGATTTATAATCATAGTAAAGTCCAGACCTTTTGTATGGGAAAAGGTTAGAACCAAATTTTGTTCCAATTGGATTAAAAGAATTATCATTAAGTGCTTGAGAAGCAATCTCTAACTTCTTTAATACAATTGGCTTTTTAATTATTCCACGAGAACTAAAATCAACGCTATAAACAACTGCAAGTTTGTTAAAATCTATATCTTTTCTTGGATAGACTAGAGTATTGTCAATAATTTCAAACTTTGTATTTTGCCAAGATGGGTAATCTGATATATCAATGACAGAATTTTCTTTTGGAGAAACTGAATTTGTAAAGTAACTTGATAAGGCATTTGCGCCTTCATCTACGTATTGAAAAGTTATATAACTTCTGATTGATGCATTTTCAGTATTATATTCATAATAATTTGAGGAGTTTATTATCATATCTCCATAGTTATGCCATCCAGTGAATAAGATGTTTTGTAGTTGGTTATACGTTCTTCTGACTGGAGTTTTATAAGTATTCATTAAGTCTTCATATGTTATATTTTGTCCTGCTGTTGATTCTAGTAAAGTTTTTGGTGATGGATACCCCAAATTAAACTGTAAAAAATCAAGATCATAAAAAGAATTTCCAATGTCGTTTTGAACATATTGTGCAAAATAAGACAATGGCATGTAGTCTTCCCAGTATCCAGAAACGCCAATGTCTAAGAACAAACTGCCATAAGCATAAGTTGGCAGAAGAGTATAACTTGCTGTATGTGACAATAATGCTAAGGCATTTTCAGATGACTCAACTCCACTGCCAGTATAAGTATCAATAATTGCAATTCCATTTTCATCAAAATAATTAGATATTGAGTTTGAGTTTAATTCTGTTGAAAATCCAATAGAAAAAATATAGCCTTTAAAGGTTTTAGATCCAGAGTTATCTCCACCAACATAAAGGCTTAGAGAGTTTTGATTACCAAAGAATGTTGCAAGATTTCCACCAAAATTGTTTACAAGTGTTTGAATATTAATTCCAGCAGCAAAAAGTTCTCCAACTTCAAACTCATCTGTACGATATATTTCTTGAGATGTTCCTGAGTAATACAAGGAATACACGATTTCTAGTCCATCTACGTTAATAGAAAAATAGTTTCCTGTGCTTTGATTATATATCTTAAATAGTACTTCTTCTACTTCGTCTGTTCCACTACCCTGGTTATTTGCTTGAAACACTCCATACAAAGATGCAACCTGTGAGTTTAAAACATTAAAGTTTCCAAAGTTAATATATGCCCCGTCATTATTCCAAGTTGAATCTGGCTTTAATGATATAAAATGAGCATCTGTTCCTAAGTCTCCACTGGCAAGATTTTGGTATAAAGTATCTGAGTCATCATAGAGTTCTTGCAATGTTTTTGTTCCAGTAAATATTGCTGGTAATGAATACTGTGGTGTTGTTAAAGCAGTTGCAGTTGTTGATAAATTATCAAAACTTCCCTGTTGCCATTGTGCAAAACTTGGGTAATTATAGTTTGCTGTATAGTCTGCAAATGTATAATCAATTACAGCAGAAGTTCCTCCATATGCCGAATCAATGGCTTCTGATGATCCTACTCCTTGGCCGTAAACCCATCTTCTCTTTGCAACTACATCTGGAACGCGGTAAGAATAAATAGCAAAGCAATCAATTTCAACTGGTGTAACATCTTCATGAGAGTAGAAACCAACCCAGTCTTCATTAACTCCACTTGAAAGACTTGTAGATGCAGTATTAAAATTTAAAGAGATAACCTGTTCTCCGTTTATTAGAACAATAGCATTATCTCTAACTATTGCAATATGTATTAGCATTGGTCTAAACCACTCAGAAACAAAATGAGAAATAAACTTGTCACCAATTAAAAGTGTTAAAAATCCATCTTCTACATATAATCCATCAGTGCTTCCAATTGGACCAAATATTTTTTTAGAGGTAGTTGATTCTGAATCTATTCTTGCCCAAAATTCAACAGTATAGTTATTATATCTTCCAGTTTCGTGCAGGAATCCTTTTCCAGGAAAGATAACTGATGGGCTTCCATTATTTGGTGTAAGTTTTGTAATTCCAGAGGCACCAAAAACTAGAGGGATTCCAGTATTCTTTGCAACCAAAGACTTATTATTTACAAGGTAGTATCCAGTATCTGATGAGATTCCGTATGCTGCTGCAGGAATAACTTTGCTTGTTGTTTGTAGATTTATGTTTGCTGGAAAAGGCTGTGACTGAACTCCTAAAGAAGATACGTTAAACTCTTCAGACCATTGCCCTAGAGTTATTCCATTAAAATAAAATTCATAGTCTGCTGGGGCAGATCCTCCGTCAGTTGTTATAACTTTTATGACTAGTCTTATACTTGTGCTTTCATCTGGAATATTAAATGTTTCTGATACAAAACCCCATTGCTGAAACAAGGAAGTTTTAAAGGTTTTTAAGTTTTGGATTATCTGAGATGTTGTTGTATCTGTATACTCATAACCAATCAATACTGATTCAAGGTATGGGCTATTAGAATAAAAATGTGTACCAACGCAAAATGTCTTAAGGCTTAAGTCTAGATCTTGAAAATTTACAAGGTCTGGACTTATTAATACTGCCTCATTAGTTGCTGTTACTGGAACGCTACAACTAATTTTTGTATTATAACTATCTGGAAATGGCTCACCCGTTAAAGCAGAGCCAGAAGATGCTGTGCAGTTTGATTTTTCCCAAAGGCCTAAGATATTTCTTTGTGCCTCAGAAATAAGGCTAATATAGTCAAGTTTATCGTCTAGTGCCCAAAGACCTAGTGGGTGTTCACTAAAAATCTTTTCTGCATATAAGTTAGATGGGCTGGACATTATTCTCCTATCCCCTTATTATAGCAGGATACAGACTAATATAATTTAATCTCACAGGCATCAGTTGAACAGTATTGTTCTCCTTCAGCCTCAAGATTTTCAATACCATCGTATATGGCAGACCAGTCAATCTTACCAATTGTCCCAACATAAGAGTTATATTCTTCTCTAGTAATCTCTGTGTAAGGCTGTTGAAGATAAGTCTTGTTACCCATTGGAAGAAATGAAACTGCCTTTAGTTGACCCTCATACATGTTCAGGGCTGGAGCAATAAATTTTGTTTCTTCTTCTTTGTCAAATGAAAGAGTAACGGAAACTCCATTATCAGACCAATACTTTTGGGCTGTTGCTGCCAAACCAATCTTTTCAAATAAACTAACCTGCTTTTCAGAACGCTT